GGCAAAAGAATGCACCGCCAAATTCCTGACAAAACGAATTCTGGCGAACCCGGTTCCGGGCCGCCACCACCGGGCGGCGCCTTCACCTTCGAGCCGATCACCGCCGTCCAGCCATACCCCGGCAACCCGCGCATCAACGACCAGGCCGCCGGCAAGGTAGCCGCCAGCATTTCGGAATTCGGATGGACGCAACCGATCGTGACCGACGAAGCCGGCGTGATCCTGGCCGGCCACACCCGGCTGAAGGCGGCGCAGCGCCTCGGCCTGCAGGAGGTTCCGGTCCACCGCCTGGTCGGATTGAGCGAGGCACAGAAGCGGGCATATCGGCTGGCCGACAACCGGATCCACGAAGAAGCGACCTGGCACGATGCCATGCTGGCCGCCGAACTACGCGCCTTGTTTGAGGGCGGGTATGACCTGAGCCTGACCGGGTTCAACAAGGCCGAGTGGGACAAGCTGCTCGGCATGGACGCCACCCTCGAGGGCAACACGCCGGAGGACCAGGTACCGCCGACGCCGAAAAAGCCCGTCACCAGGCCGGGCGACGTTTGGATCCTTGGCCGGCACCGGCTGGTGTGCGGCGACAGCACCGACCCGCGGGTGGTCGCCACCGCCCTGGGCGGCGCGACCGCCGACCTGTACTGGACGGACCCGCCATACAACGTCGCCTACGCCGCCGGCGACCACAAGCCGATCGCCAACGACAGCATGAGCGACGCCGACTACGAGAAATTTCTGGCCGCCGCATTCATCGCAGCGGCGCAGAACCTGAAGGATGGCGGGTGCTTTTACGTTTGCCACGCCGACATCATGGCGAGCGAAAACCGGGCGGCCCTTGGCGCCGCCGGCCTGCGCGTGGCGCAGGGATTGGTGTGGGTAAAGGGCAGCGCCACCCTGAGCCGGCAGGATTACAACTGGCGCCACGAGCCGATCCTGTACGGCTGGAAGCCAGGAGCCGCGCACTACTTCGGGCGGGACTTCACCGAAACCACCGTGATCGATTACGGCCGGGCGAACCTCGACACCATGAGCAAGGCCGACCTGCTGGCGATAGCCCAGGCGGCCACCGAGCGACCAGATACCATCATCTACGAGGATAAACCGAGCCGCAACGATGTCCCCCCGACCATGAAGCCGGTGAACCTCGTTCGGCGCCTGATCCAGAACAGCAGCGCCCGCGGCGAGCGGGTGCTGGACTCATTCGGCGGCAGCGGCAGCACGCTGATCGCCTGCGAGCAGATAGGCAGGACCGCCAGCCTGGTCGAGCTGGATCCAGGGTACTGCGACGTTATCGCCAACCGGTGGCAAGAGTTCACCGGGAACCAGGCCGAGCGCATCCCGGCCGATGCCGAGGGCACACCATGAGCACGCCGGGACCGAAGCCAATACCCCGCAACCTGCGCGTTTTGATCGGTGGCCGCAGCGCCAGCCCGGATCGGATGCGCCAGGATGAACCGAAGCCCAAGGTCAAAGTACCGCGCCCACCACGCGACCTCGACCCGCAGGAGCGGCGATACTGGCGGGAATTCACCAGCCGCATGGCCGAACTGAACTGCACCAGCGCGGCCGACGTCGGCGCGATACTGATCTGGGTAAAGGCCCGGCGGCGGTGGAAGGCCGCATTCGACAACGTCGACCGGTACGGCATGCTGATCCAGGGCGGCACGCTGAAAAACCCGCAGCCCAGGCGCAACCCGCTGCTGAGTGAAATCCACAAGTGCGAGGCCACCATGCTGCGGATTGAAACCGAGTTTGGCATGACGCCATCGAGCAGGTCGCGTGTCAGTAGCAACAACAACGACGACAACTGAATGGGGCGACATCGGTCCCTACGTTTCGCAGGCGCTGGAATACGCAACCGACGTTGTCGAGGGCCGGGTGCCGGCCTGCAAGTGGATGCGCCTGGCCTGCGAGCGCCAGCTGGCCGACCTCGAGCGTGACGGGCCGGAGTTCCCGTTTTACTTCGACGTCGAGGCCGCCAGCCGACCCTGCCGGCTGATCGAAAGCCTGCCGCATATCGAGGGCGAGTGGGCGGCCCGCGGTGAGCTGATCCACCTCGAGCCGTGGCAGCTATTCATGATCACCACCGTGTACGGGTGGCGGCACAACGACACCAGCCGCCGCCGGTTCAGACAAGCGTATTGGGAAGTGGCGCGAAAAAATGCCAAAAGCACGATAGCCGCCGGCCTGGCCCTGAATGCCCTCGACAACGACGACGAAGCCGGCGCCCAGGTATACAGCGCGGCGACGAAAAAGGACCAGGCAAAGATCGTCTTTGACCACGCCAAGGAGATGATGAGCCGGGCGAAAGCCAAGGGCGCCCGGTGGGCCAGGCGCATCCAGTCACACAAAAACGTGCTGTTTGTTCCAAAGACCGCCTCGAAGTTCGCGCCGCTGGACCGCGAAGCATCGAGCCAGGATGGCCTCAACGTGCACACCGCCATCAACGACGAATTGCATGCCTGGAAGCGCCGCGACCTTTATGCGGTGATCGAGACCGCCACCGGCGCCCGCCGCCAGCCGCTGATCATCAACATCACCACCGCCGGGTACAACCTGGGCGGGATTTGCTACGAGCTGCGCGATTACGGCCTGAAGGTGCTACAGGGATTGCTGATAGACGAAACGTTCATGGTCGCCATTTGGACCATCGACGACGACGACGACCCTTGGGATCCGGCCTGCTGGCCCAAGGCCAACCCGAACCTCGGCATCAGCGTATACGCCGACGACATGCGCGCCCTGGCGGCCAAGGCCCAAAGCATGCCGAGCCAGCAAACCGACTTCCTGACCAAGCGCCTCAACGTCTGGTGCAACGCCGAATCCAGCTGGATGGACATGACCAGGTGGGCGGCCTGCGCCAGGCCCGGCGTGCGCATGGAGGAATTCTCCGGCGCCCAATGTATCGGCGCCATCGACGTGGCCGAAAAGCGTGACATCACCGCCCGCTGCTTGCTGTTCCAGCGCGAGGAAAAAGGGAAACGCCACGTGTACGCATTCCTTCGGTACTATTTGCCGGAGGATGCCGCCCGCAACACCCGGCACGCCGGGTACGACGGATGGATCCGGGCCGGCCTGATTACGGTGACGGATGGCAACATCATCGACCTCGATACCGTGCGAGCCGACCTGGTCGACGACAGCCGGAAGTACACGGTGGCAGAGCTGGCCTTTGATCCGCACAACGCGACATCGATGGCGCTGGAACTGAACAAAACCGGGATGCGTACCGTTGAGTTCCGGCAAACGCCGATGAATTTCGATGAGCCGATGCGGTGGTGGGAAGCGATGGTGGCAGAGGGAACCTTTCACCACAACGGCGACCCGGTCCTGACCTGGATGGTCAGCAACGTGACAATCAGGAAAACCGGCCGAATGCATGAGTTCCTGCACCCGCGGAAGGAAAGAGACACCGCGAAAATAGACGGCCCTGTTACCATCTGCATGGCGCTGAAGCGCCTGATGGCCGAGCGGGAAGGATACACGGTGTACGAAAGCCGAGGGATCGTGGTGGTATGAACATCCTGCGCCGCATTTTCGGGCCGAGCACCGAAGCCAAGGACACCACCCTGAGCATCGACCAGGTTCTATCCCGCATGGACATCCTGCGGGCCACCGCCGCCGGCGAGCCGGTCACCAGCGAAACCGCCCTCAACGCGCCGACCATTCTGGCAATCGTGCGCGCCCTTGCCAGCGTGCTCGCCATGCTGCCGGTCGACGTGATCAAGGGCAGCGGTGACGACCGCGAGGAACTGCCGAACCACGAGCTGGCCTGGCTGCTGAACCGGGCGCCGAATACGTGGCAGTCGCGCTACGATTACTGGTACACCGTCGCCGCGCAGATGATCCTCTACGGCGAATTTATCGCGGTCAAAAACCAGGCGATGAACGGCAAACTGGTCAACCTGATCCCGATCCCGCCAGGCATGGCGATGGCCCGCCTCGGCGACGATTTCCGCATGACCTACCAGATCACGCAACGGGGCGGCGGCACCCGCACCTATCAGCAGCGGGAAGTGCACCACATCCGCACCGGCACCGTCGACGGCGTCACACCGATCCGGGCGATCGACCGGCTGCGCGAGGATATCGCCCTCGAGATCGCCTGTACGAAATTCGGCGCCGCCCTGTTCGGCAACGGCGCGATCCCGAACCTGGTGATCGAGCACCCGAGCCATTTCATGACGCAGGAGGCCGCCGACCGGTTCAAGGAAGCGTGGACCTCCACCTTCAAGAAAAAGCGCGGTACGGCGGTGCTCGAGGATGGGATGAAGCTGCATGAGATCCAGCTGGCGAACGATGAAAGCCAGTTTCTGGAAACGCGGAAACACCAGCGCAACGTGATCGCCGGCGCCTTTGGCGTGCCGCCGCACCGGATCGGCGACCTCGAGCGGGCCACCTTCTCGAACATCGAGCAGCAGAGCCTGGAATTCGTGACATACGCCCTGATGCCCTACCTGGTCGCCATCGAGGCCGCCGTCAACCGCGACCTTTTGCCGGAGGCGCAGAAGTGGGACACCGCGGTTAAATTCAACGTCGACGCCCTGCTGCGCGGCGATGCCAAGAGCCGGGCCGAAACGCTGCAGATCGAGCGCCAGATGGGCATCATCAACGCGAACGAGTGGCGGGCGCTGACCGACCGGGCGCCGCGCACCGACCCGGCCGGCGACGACTACATGACGCCCATGAACATGAGCGCCGGCAAGAGCACCGACGCCAGCAAGCCGGATGCAGGCGCCGCCAGTAACGACCAGGAGGCAACCCCGTGAGCAGACCAGAAATCCAGTACATGCAGGTCAAGTTTGACCTCAAGGCCAGCGACAAAGCCGGCCGGATCAGCGGCATGGGCGCCGTGTTCGGCAACATCGATGAAGGATTCGACGTGATCCATCCCGGCGCCTTCACCGACAGCCTGAAGCGCCAGCGCCCGCTGATGCTGTGGCAGCACGGGTTTACCGACGACCCGGTCGGCGTGTGGGACAGCGTCGAAGAAACCGATGAAGGACTGGCGGTCGACGGCACGATGGTGTTGGTCAGCGACCAGGCGAAGCAACGGCATGCCCTGCTGAAAGCCGGCGCCCTCACCGGCCTGAGCATCGGCTACACCATCGACGAAGCCCGTTATGACGACAGCAACGTCCGGCACCTTTTCAAGCTGGATTTGTGGGAAGTCAGCGTGGTGAATTTTCCGATGAATCGGGAAGCAAGAATTTCCGCCGTAAAAGGGATGGCCGGATATAATCGTCTCCCAACGCCACGCCAAACTGAGTCGCTCCTGCGGGATGCAGGGTGGTCACCAGCACAAGCCAAGGCGCTGATAACCGGCGGGTACGAAGGTCTCAAGGCCGAGTTTCCCGACCGCATGGATAGAACGGCCAGCGAGGAATTGCTGGTCGCCATCAACGCAGCAAGAGGAATTTTGTGATGGACCAGAAAGCAGTCAAAGAGGCCATCGAGGCGCTGGGCCACGATTGGCAGGAGTTCAAATCGGCGAACGATGCCCTGCTCAAGGCGAAGGCCGACGGCAAGTCGGTGGCCGAGCTGGAAAGCAAGGTCGACCGCATCAACAGCGCGATCACCGATGCCGAGGCCCGCAAGGCCGCGGCCGAGGCCGACCGCAAGAGCCTGATCGAGCGCATCGACCAGCTGGAAGCGAGCCTGCAGAACCACAAGCCGGGTTCCGCTGGCGACCAGGCCAAGGCAAAGCACCGGCAGCTGTTCGACGCGTTCCTGCGCAGCAAATCCAACAGCAGCGTCGCCGCCCGCGAATTGGGCGCCTTCGAAAACACGCCAGAAGGCAAGGCGATCTCGACGGCAGCCGGCGTCACCGGTGGTTATGCGGTCCCTGAAGAAATCAGCCGCATGATCAACGAGCAGGAAAACCAGCTGTCGCCGATGCGCAACCTGGTCAAGGTGGTGCAGGCGGGCACGCCGGACTACAAGGAACTGGTCGCGGTGCACAACACGCACGGCGGCGGGTGGGTAGGCGAAACCGATACCCGCACGGAAACCGGCACCGCCGGCCTGCGCGAACGGGCGCCGACCTTTGGCATGCTTTATGCCTACCCGAAAGCGACCGAGGAATCGCTCGACGATATGTTCTTTAACGTCGGGCAGTTCCTGGTCGACCACACCAGCCTCACATTTAGCCAGCTGGAGGGCATCGCCATCCTGACCGGCAACGGCACCAAAAAGCCGACGGGCATCCTGAACACTGCGCCGGTCACGACCGACGACGACGCGTCGCCGGAGCGGGCCGCCAGTGCGCTGGAATACATCCCGCTGGCACCGGCCACCAGCCCGAGCAGCGTGATCACGGCCGACGGCCTCACCGATCTGTGCTACGGCCTGCGGGCCGGGTACCGGAACGGTGCATCCTGGGCCATGAATACGCTGACCCAGGGCCGCGTGCGCAAGCTGAAGGACACGACCAACAACTACCTGTGGCAGCCCGGCCTCGCCGCCGGCCAGCCGTCGACCCTGCTGGGTTACACGGTAAACACGATGGAAGATCTCGCCAACGTGGCGCTGAATGCCATCCCGGTGCTGTTCGGCAACTTCCGCCGCGGTTACGTGCTGGTTGACCTGGTCGGGTTCCGCATCACCGTCGACGAAGTGACCACGCCCGGCTACGTCAAGTGGTACCTGCGCCGGCGCGTCGGCGGCATCGTGCTCGACAACTACGCGATCAAGGCCGGCAAGTGCGTCGCCGCGTAAGCGACGACAACCGACAAGCCCGCTAGTAAAAACCGCCGCCGAGCATTACAGTTCGGCGGCGGTTTTTTTTTGAGGTTCACCGCATGCGCATATTCTTTACCCGTCGATTCCACGGCAGCCCGGATGGCGGCAGGAGCGTCAAAACCTACCGACCCGGCCGCACCTACACGGTGCCAGGTGACATCCCGGCCGACCTGGCCGCCGCCGCCCTGAAAACCGGTAGCGCGAAGCAAGGGAACCACACCGATCCGCTGCCACCCGTCACCAACATGCTCGACGACACCACCACCCGGCGCGGCAAGCGCCCACCCGACAACAAGGCGCACCAGAATGCACCACCGAATAAATCCGCTGGCCGGCTGGAAACCTGACAGCACGGCGGTACTGATCGCCAGCGGGCCGAGCCTGACGCCGGCGCAGATCGAATACATCAGGCCACGCCGCGCCTTCGGCGATTTGTGGGTGGGCGGCGTGAACGACGCCTACCGCATTTGCCATTTCCTCGACCTGCTGTATGCCGCCGACTACGGATGGTGGCTGCACCACGCCGACGACCTGCAGGTGGCACCGTGGACCGTCAAAGCGTGCTACGTGCCGGCCGCGGCCGAGGGCCGCGAGGATCCGGGCCAGGCAATCACCGCCCTGCGCGAGCGCCTCGACCTGCGGTGCATTCCCGGCCGGCAGGCGCCCGGCATCAGCCTCGACCCGGCCGCGGTCCACCTGGGCCAGCATTCCGGGTTTCAGCTGATCAACATCGCCATACAGGCCGGCGCCAAGCGGATCGCCCTGCTCGGATTCGATTACCGGTTGGCCGATGACGGCGCCCGGCATTGGTTCGGTGACCACCCGGACCACCTGAACCGCGACAGCCCATACCAGCGGTTTATGTACGAACTGGAACACGCCGCGCCAGGCATCGCCGCCGCCGGCGTCGAGGTGATCAACTGCAGCCCAGGCACCGCCCTGCGGTGCTTTCGCCAGGCCCGCCTCGAGGATGCCATCGAGTGATCCCGCGCAGGTTCCCAGGCGCCACCGGCATCGTGGTCGGCACCGGGCCGAGCATTACGCACGCCGACCTCGAGCAGATCCGCGCCGCCAGGCATGCTGACCAGGTGCGGGTATTTGCCGCCAACCGCGCCTGGGAATTCGTGCCGGCCGACGTGATCCACGGGTGCAATTTCCAATTTTGGGACCATTGGTGGCCGGCGCTGAAAAACCACCCCGCAGACAAGTGGACAACCCGACCGGAACTGCGCGGGAAGTATCCCGGCCTCGAGTACATCGCCGAACGGTGGGAACCCGGCCTATCCAGCGACCCGACGTGGATCGCCGCGCACCACGGCACCGGGCCGCAGCTGGTCAACATCGCCTACCTGTACGGATGCAGCCGGATCCTGCTGGTCGGGTGGGATATGCGATTTCATGGCAAACAGGACAACCGCACCTATGAGCGCCGCCGGTATTTGGGCGAGGATGCCCTGACGCTGGACCATTGGCCGCGCACCGGCCCGGCCGGCGAACTGACCGGATTGATTGCCGAAATGGAAACCATCAAGCCGGCCGAGTACGGCATCGAGATCATCAACTGCACACCCGGCAGCGCCCTGCGGTGCTTCCCGTTTGAGGAATTGGCCCGTGCAATTACGCCACCCTGAAGTCAGATACGAAGTCACGGACCATTGCAACGCCCGCTGCATCATGTGCCCGCGAGAGCAGCACACCCGGCAGCACGGCATCATGGACACCGCTGCGTACAGCCGGAGCATCGACGAAGTAGCGGCGATGGGTGCCACGCAAGTGGTCCTAACCGGATTCGGCGAACCGATGCTCGACGTCGACCTGGGCCGCAAAATCCGCTATGCCACCGCCGCCGGCCTGCGCACCTACATCATCAGCAATGCATCGGCGCTGACCGAAGCCAAGGCCACCGACCTGCTGCGCGCCGGCCTGGGCGAGCTGAGAGTAAGTTTCTACGGCATGCGCCCGGAGACTTATGGCGCGGTCATGTGGGGACTCGATTACCAGCGGGCGACCGACAACCTGCATACGTTCCTGCGCGTGCGGGCCGAAATGGGCGCCGCCTGCAAGCTGCAACTTTCTTACCTGGTCCTGCCGGAAAACGCCGCTGACGTCGATGCCTTCCGCGAATATTGGGAACCGCTGGTCGACGCGATCGAGATCTGGCGGCCGCACAATTTCGGCGATGGGCGCCACTACCGCAAGCGCACCCTCACCAAGCGCAGCTGCGGCCGACCGGACAACGGGCCGCTGCAGATCCAGTGGGACGGGACCGTCGTGCCCTGCTGCTACGATTACAACAACGCCATGCCGCTGGGTAACGCATTCCGGCAACCGATCGCAGAGATCCTCGCCGGCCCGGCGTACTACGACCTGCGCGACGCCCACCGAACCGGCCAATTTCACCGCGTGCCTTATTGCGACCAATGCGACCAACTGCTCGAGCACCCCGACGCCCTGGTGTACAGCAACCGGCACGACCTGCCGGCGGCCGAGGCGGTGAAATTGAGCAACACGGATTTATACAACCTCGACCAGGGGCGACCGATCGACCCGGCCCGAACAACAAGGAAAACACCGTGAGCGACATCATCGGCGACCGCGCCAAGTTCAGCGCCGGCTGGCAGGGCGGCCTGCCAGAAACACCGTGCGGATCAGGATCCACAATGGCCCGGACCCGTGCGCAGCGCGCCTGGCTGCCAGGCATGCTCGAGCGGCACCGGGTGCGCAGCATCGCCGACATCGGCGCCGGCGACCTGAACTGGATCCAGGCCACCGCCATCCCGGCCGGCGTGGCTTACACCGCATACGACCTGGTGCCACGCCACCCGCGGGTGCAGCCATTCGACCTGGTGGTCGACATCCCGCCGCCCGTCGACCTGATCATGTGCTTGTGGGTGCTGAACCACATGCCATACGCCGCCGCCCGCCAGGCGATCGCCAACCTGCGCGCCAGCCGCGCCAGACTGCTGCTGATGACCGACAGGCCGCGATGGCACCACGAGCAACCGCCGGATATCCACATGCCGCACATCGAGGAACTCGACCTCGGCACCGACGCCGGCGACCGCCTGCTGCTGATCGACCTGGCGGCGCTGCGGGCCGCAGCACCATGCTGACCGTTTGGGCGGTGCAGGTCGGCGACAAATACCCGCCGCACTACCTCGGGCGATTGTTCAGCGGCATCGCCAGGAACCTGCGCCAGCCGTTCACGTTCGAGGTGATCACCGACGACCCGCGCAACATGCCGTGGGGCACGCACGCACCGGACGCGGTGCTGTGGGGATGGTGGCAGAAAACCGCCCTGTTCCACCTGACGCGGGGCCAGCCGCCGACCGCGCAGAATTTGTATATCGACCTCGACAGCGTGATCGTGGGCGGCCTCGACGACATGCTGGCCGCGCACCGCAGCGACCGCCTCGCCATGCCGGCGAATTGGGCGCGGAGCGGGCACGGTGGATGCCAGAGCAGCGTCATGATTTGGTCCGGCGGCGCGTTTCCTGAGATCCGCGACGACCTGACCGTAACGCAGGCGACGGCGTTATGGGGCGACCAGGAGTGGATCACCATGCTGCTCGGGCAGCCGGGCCAGGGCAAGGTGACGCCGATCGCGCACCCGACCGTGGTCAGTTACAAATATCACTGCCGCGGGCGCGACGGCCCGCCACCAGGCGCCGCTATCGTGACGTTCCACGGCAAGCCGGACCCGCACGAAGTCGACGACGAATGGGTGCGCCGATGCTGGCGGTAATTCACACCAACGCGAAACAACCGCACCAGGTACGCCAGGCGCTGCAGTTCGCCGACGGATTCGCCCGGCACGGGATCACCTACACCGTCACGCCGCAGGCCGATATGGCCGGCGACATTCACGTTTGCCTGGGTCCGAATTACGCCCTGTGCCATTGGCAGCACCACCCGCGCACCATTCTGCTGGATCGGTGCTTTTACGGCGGCGAAAACACGCACGTCAGCCTCGGCTGGACCCGCACCGATGGCGGGCGCCGGTTCCCGGCCGGCGACGATAGCCGGTGGCGGGCCAGCGGCCAGGAACTGCTGCCATTACGCCAGCCAGGCGGCAGCGCCATATTCCTCGACGACCACGGCGGCGACAGCCACCGCGCCGCGGCGGTGCTCAAACAGCTGCGCGAACACCACCACACCACCGGCTACCGCGGCCACCCGCGCCAGGAACCGTGGACGGCCTGCCCGACCTACCGATGGGACGCGCCGGCCGACATCGAGGCCGCCCTGAGCCAACACAACACCGCCGCCGGCTACCTGACCAGCGCCCTGGTGATCGCCGGCCTGCGCGGCCTGAATTTGATCGCCATGCACCCCGGCAGCATCGCCGCCCGCTGGCGCGCCGACGACCGGCAAGGATGGGCGCACGCGGTGGCGTGGGCGAATTGGGCCGAAAGCGACATCGGCACCGGCGCCGCGATCGAGTGGCTGATGGCAACCGAACAGGAACCCGCCAACCCGCCGGCGGCCTGCTAACATTCGACCACACCGCAAGAGGCGATCCCGATGGCACAATGGCAACAGACCGCACCAGCCGTTAACCCGGTGACGCTGACCGAGGCGCTGGCCTTCTTGCGCGTCGAGGCCGAAAGCCCGGCCACCGCGAACCAGGCGCTGATCGAGAACCAGATCGCCGCCGCCACCGCCTGGGCCGAAGGGATCACCCGCCGCGCCTTCATCCACCAGACATGGAAGCTGACGCTGGCCGCCTTCCCGGTCGGCAGCGGCCCGATCGAGCTGCCGCTGGGTAAGGCCGCCAGCATTCAGCGCATCGAGTACATCACGCCGGACGGCGCACCAGCGAGCCTGTACGGGCCGAGCGCCAGCCCGGCCGGCACCGGGTACCGCGAGTACCTCGGCAGCCACCAAACCGCCCTGCTGCTGCCAGCGCGAGGCGCCACATGGCCGGCGACCATCGACGACGAACCAGCCGCGGTGACGGTGACCTTTGTGGCCGGGTACGGCGACGGGCCATCCACGGTGCCGGAGCCGATCCGCCAGGCGATCCTGTACCGGCTGGCCGACCTATACGACAACCGCGGCAGCGGCGACGGCACATGGACCGACGTGGCCGCGGCCACCCTGCGGCCATACGCCCTGCGGGACCAGCGATGAAAATCGGCCGCAAGCGCCACCGCGTGACCATCGAGCGGGCGACCAGCGCCCAAACCGCGACCGGCGCAATGGGAAAAACATGGACCAGCCGCGGCCAGGTTTGGGCCGAGATCACCCCGCAGCGGGGCGACGAAGCGAGCGAGCAGATGCAACTGAGCGCATCGGTGGTGCACACCATCCGCCTGCGCCGCACCGGCGCCGCCGTCGGCCTGACGCCGGCCGACCGGATCACCTACCAGGGCCGGACATTTGAGCTGACCAGCGTGGCCGACATCGGCGAGCGAAACCGCGAAATCGAGTGCCAGGCCACGGAGGCCACCGCATGATTCGTAACCGGCCTGCGTTTGATACAAAAAATGCCGGCATCATTCGCGTCGAGGGACTGCAGGAAGTGCAGCGCCTACTGACCGAGCAGCTACCCGCCAGGGCGCGCAGCCGCGTGTTAACCCGCGCCCTGCGCGCCGCAGCCGTGCCGATGCGAGACGCCGCCCGCCTCAACGCCGCCGGCCTGGGCGGTTCCGGCGCCCTGGCTACAGCTATGGCTATATGGAGCCTTCGAAAAGGGAGGGCCGCACGGGATACGGTGGCGAGCGTCGAGATCGGGCCGAGGCGCAGCAACAAAGCCGCCCTGGCTAAATACTTTTCGTTTTACGGGAAAAAGCCGACGCCCAAGCGCCTGGCGGGCGGCCTCAATTATGGCCACCTGGTCGAGTGGGGCACGAAGCGCACGCCGCCGCGCCGGTTCATGCAACGCGCATTTGATGCGCATGCCGAGCGCGCCGTCGAAATATTCCGCCGCGACATCGGTGGGTTTATCGAGCGCGAGGCGATCAAGATCGGCGCGCAAAACGGGGTAAAGCGATGAGCCTGGAAACCGGCCTGTTTAACAAACTGGCGACCACCACCGCCGTCGCCAACCTGGTGCGCAACGCGACCAGCCCGGCCACCTACCGGATCTTCCCGAGCATCATCCCGCAAGGCCAGGCCATGCCGGCGATCCGCTACGAGAAAATCAGCGTGGTGCGCCCGCAATCATTGGGCGGCCCGGTGGGATTCCTGCAGGCCCGGTTTCAGATCGACGTATGGGCAGACACCGACGCCACCGTCACGGCGCTGGCCGATGCGGTGGCCGCCGCAATCGACGGCACCCGCGGCGATTTCGGTGGTGCTACCATTCAGCACGCATACCTCGAGGATTTCGGCCGGCTTCCCGAGTTTGACGCCGAGGAAACCGGTTACCGAGTCACGATGGACCTCATTATTTTGGCCGACGGATAGGAGACAGCAACAATGGCAACGAAAGCGCGCGCTGGTGTAGGCGCAACACTGAGCATGGGCAACGGCGCCAGCCCGGAAGTATTCACCGCCGTCGCCGGCATCGTGAATCTGAGCGGCCCGGAGCTGAGCGTCGAGGAACTCGAAGCGACCAGCCTCGACAGCACCGGTGGCTACAAGGAGTACATCCCCGGCATGAAAGACGGCGGCGCCGTTTCGTTCACGATGCATTTCTCGAACGATGCGCAACAGCGCAGCCTGCGCGGCAAGCTGGGCGCCGCCACGACCACCAACTTTCGCGTGACGCTGCCGACCAGCCCGGTCTGTACCATCAACTTTGCAGCCAACCTGACCAACTGGTCCCAGGCCACCGAGGCGAATGCACCGATGACCGCCGACGTGAACCTCAAGATCAGCGGCGCGCCCGTTTTCACCCCGTAAGAGCACAACAACATGACGAACACGCCCGGCCTGACAGCAGACCAGATCCGTGCCGCCCGCGATTACCTGATCGAACCCCTCGATGTTCCGAAGTGGGGCGGCACGGTGTACCTGCGCAGCCTGAGCCTGCAGGATGCCCGCGTTTTTCAGAATGTATCGGCCGCCGCCGCAGCGGGTACCTTCACCACCGACGACATGGTAAAGGTGGTGGCGGTGTGCCTTTGCGATGAAAACGGCACGCGCCTGTTCGACGACAACGCGGTCGCCGATCTGGCCGCCAAGGATCTCGATGTGATCCGCCAACTTTTCGATAAGGCCGTCGTCGTTATTGGCCTGTCGAAACAAGGCGTCGAGGACGAAAAAAAAGAATAGCCGCCAACGACGTGCTGCGGTTTGAGTTCCGGCTGGCATTCCTGCTCGGGATGACCGTCCGGCAATTGCGGGAAAACGTCGAGGATACCCGCGAGCTGGCCGGGTGGATGGCCTACCTGCAGCTGGAACCGCCGCTGCAGGAATCCTGGCACCAGGCCGCCATGCTGGCCCTGAATGCCCGCCGCATCGCCGGTGACAAGCGCGCCAAGCTGAAGGACTTTCTGCCGCAACCGCCGCGGCCAAAGGTAGAATCACCGCAGGGCATGCTGGATAAAATGCGCGCCATGTTCGGTGGCAAGCCGCCACCGCCAAGCCTTCAGGATGACGACGACGAGGAATAAGCGATGGCAACGGCAGCCACGGTAACCATCCGCCTCGACGGCGACAGCGCCACGCTGATCCGTGAGCTGAACAAGGCGAACCAGGCCACCACCCGCACCTTCTCCGGCATGCAGCGCGACGCCGCTGCCGCCGCGAAAGCCCTCGGCCTGGTCGGCCTGGCCGCCGCCGCCGCCTTCGGCGCCCTGACGAAACGCGCCTTTGACAGCGTCGACGCCCTGGTAAAAGCCAGTGATCAACTCGGCGCCACGACCTCGAGCCTGGCCGGCCTGAAATTGGCCGGCGCGCAGGCCGGCGTCGGTTTCGAGTCGGTGGTCGGCGGCATGCTAAAAATGCAGCGGTCACTGGTCGACGCCACCACCAAGGGCGGCGAACTGGCGGCGGTTTACGAGCGCCTCGGCGTTAACACCCGCGAACTGCTGAAGCTGACGCCAGACCAGCAACTATCCAAGCTGGCCGACGCATTCGCGCAAATCCAGAACCCGGCCGAGCGCACCGCCCTCGCCATGCAGATATTCGGCAAGGGCGGCACCGAAATGCTGCCCATGCTCGCAAAGGGCGGCGGGGAAATGGCGAAATGGGCCGAGCAGGCCGACCGCCTCGGCATCGCCCTGAGCAACGTCGAGGCCCAGACCATCGACGATGCCGGTGATGCCCTCGGCGTGGTGGCGCTGGCCGCTGAAGGCGTGGCTACGCAGTTCGCCCTGGCGATCGCGCCCTCGATCACCAAGGGCGCCCAGGGCATTGTGGATTTCATCGCCAAGGCCGACGGGTTCAAAAGCGCCATGACCGCGGCGGCCGGCGCCGTCGCCACCGTCGGCGAGGCATTCGGCGAAAGCCGAGCAGCGGCGGCGCTATTTTCTGGCGTCGGCGCCGCGATCCTGACCGGCCTGGTCAACGCCGCCAACCTGCTGCGCCTGGCCCTGCTCGGCATCGATCTGGCGTTTATGTCGATCGACGCCACCATCCGCCGGATCAAGGGCGAGCAACCGTTTGATGACATCGGCAGCCAAGCCAAAAGCCTGACCAGCGACCTGAGCAAGCTGCGGATCCAGGCGCAGCTGCTCGAGGCCACCAACATCGGCGGCATCAACACCGATGGCATCGCCAGCCTGAAAAAAGAGATCGCCGACACAGAGGCCAAGCTGAAAGCCCTCGGCGCGCCAGGCAAGCTGGCGCCGCTGGTCAACGAACTGGACCGGCTGAAAGCCCGCCGGGTGGATCTTGGCGCCGTGGTCAACGACCGCAGCCTCGAGGGCGCCCAGGCGCAGCTGCGAAAGCTGCAGGGCATGGCGACCGCAGCCAAGGCCGCCATCGAGACAGGCGGCCAACCCGGCTGGATCGACAACATCCGGGCCGCCGGCATCCGCGGCGTCGACACCCTGGATGAATTGCAGGACCGGTACGAAACGCTACAGCGATCGATCGCGCAACAGCAGGGCGCCATCAACATCGGGCAGACCGGCCTCGACATGGCGGTGACCGACGTGCGCGCCCTCGACAAAGAGATCGCCGCCCTGCAGGGGCGCATCAAGGCCGAGGGCGGCGAGATCCTGCTGACCGTGCCGAAGGATGCGCCGCTGACCGAGTACGGCGAACTGCTGCGCGACATCGCCGCGAAAAGCAAGGAAGCGCAAGCCATCCCGCTATGGATCGGCACCGAGCAAATCCTCGCCGACGCGAAAAAGGCCGGCGACGAAGCCGCCACCGCCTTTGCCGAAAGCGCCGCCGCCGCACCGCCGGCCACCTTCACGGTATCGGCGCCGGTCCCGCAGGCGCTGGATTTCAGCAACCTGCTGGCCGACGCCACCGCGACCGCCAAGGCCCGCGTCGCCATCGAGCAGGCCACCACCGATGAGATCCGCCGCATCGCCATCGCCGGCGAGCAAGACGTCAGCGCCGCCCTGCAGGCCAGCCTGGCCGCGATGGCCGCCAACCTGACCGACATCCAGCGCCGCCAGGCCGAAAACCAGGCCAAGGCGACCGGCAAGCCGGTGGACTTCGACGAACAAGCCGCCCTGCTGCAAAACCAGGTCCGCGTGACCAACGCCGCCGCCGACCAGCTGATCGCCGCCCGCGAGCGTGTGGCGCAGGGCGGGCCGCTGGCCCTGCCGGCCCGCGACGCCGCCGGCATCCAGGCCGAAACCGAAATGGCGACGCAGGTCATGCTGGCGGCCTACGCCACCGCCGATGCGCAGCGCCTCGAGGCGCAAAAGCTGCTGAACGAAACGCTGTACCTGGGCGAACAGGAGGCCGGCCAGGCGCTGATTGAGCTGGCCGCGCAGCAGGCCCGCGAAAAGGTCATCGCCGAATTTGAGGCCCGCGGCCAGGCGATGGACGAAACCGGCCAATTTGCCGACCCGGAAACCCGCGCAGCCTTTGAGAAGGCGGTGCAGGATGAAACGCTGGCGCGGGAAAGCGATTTCCTGAACCAGCGCCTGCAGATGCAGAGTCAATTCGGGCAGCAATACCTCGGCATCCAGAAGCTGATCACCACGCTGACCGGCAAAACGTGGGCCGACAGCAACAGGAAGCAACTGAGCAACGCGGCGGCGTTTGCCACCGGCGCCATCGGCATCGCTAACGCCCTGTTTGGCGAAAACAAGGCGATCGCCATCGGCCAGGCCATCGTCAGCACCTACACCGGCGCCGCCAACGCCCTGTCGAGCATGCCTTACCCGGCCAACCTCGCCGCGGCGGCCACCGTGATCGCCACCGGCCTGGCGCAGGTCCAGAGTATTCGTAGCGCCAACAAGGGCGGCGGCGGCGGGTTCAGCGGCGGCGGCGCGGCGGCATCGGCGCCGAGCGTCCCGGATTACTCTAGCGGCGCAGCGGGCGGCCAGGCGGCCGGCAGCCAAGCGGCGATTCAGATCGTGGTGCAGGGCGACCTGCTCGGGTGGGATGATTTCATGCGCGACCGGCTGGTCGGCAGCCTGCGCGACATCGTCGACGGCAGCGACGTGGTGATCTTTGGTCCCGGCAGTCGGCAGGCCGCCGAAATTCGTGGAGGCGGGTAAATGCAAGCGGTCCAATACGAAGCCAGGCGCAGCCTGATCAGCGGCCACACCGAGGGCACCACCTACACCATCGACCTGCTGCTGACCGTGTGCGACCGCAAGCGCGACACCGAGCGAAAGCAACAGCGCGCCATGAGCGGCAAAACCTTTACCCTCTACCAGCGCGGCGACGTGGTGTGGAATTGCGAAACCATCCCGGTGACCGGCACGGCGGCCGACCAGATACGCGAGTTCCTCGACAGCGTCGAGGATGGGCAGGTGTTTTATTTCGACCCGCTGAATTGGGCCGGCACATCGCCGAATGATTTTCGGGCGGTGGTAATCACGACCGACGGGTACACCGAAAACCGCTACACGCAACGCGGGGCACCCGCCAGCGACCATTTCAAGTTCCGGTTTTCCTTCCACGAGCAGCCCTGATGCGCACCGACCCGCCTGACATTGCCACCATGCGCGAGGGCCAGTCGCAGGAATGGCGCTATGCCATACAGATCGTTTTTGCCACATCCAGCCCGACCATCACCAGCCGCGACGGCATCGCCAACCTCCCCGGCACACCGATCGAAGGCGTGGTCAAATCGATCAGTTCGCGCAGCCAGCAGGTCTGGCCGGATGAGGGCCGCACCACCATCGGCCAGATCACGGTCGAGATTCTGGACATTGCCAACGCCCTGACGGTCGAGCTGCGCGACCAACTGCACAATGACGACGCCGGGATCCGCGACAAGGAACTGCGCGTGTTCGCCGGCGTCGGCGACGATTTCAATACCTTTACGCGGGTGGCAACCGCCTTCGTGGATTCCTGCACCTACGATGCCGGCGTTTACACCATCGCCGCCCGCGACCGCACCCGCGAGATGCGCGACAAGATTCTCGATCCGAAAAAGGCGCGGGTATCCGCCGCAGTCACAGAAACCGCGACCAGTATCAGCGTGCGCAGCACCGCCGGATTCAGCATGGTGGCGCACGGGCCATCATTCGCCGACGCGCCGAACACGACCGTCGGGTACCTGCGGCACAAGAAAACCGGTGAGATCATGCGCTACACCGGCATGACCTCGACGAGTTTCACCGGGATAACCCGCGGCGTGTTTCGCACCAGGCCGGCGCCCATCGAGTTCAACGGCGCCGACCCGGTCGAGCGATGGCCCGAGATCGAGGAATACATCTACCTCGAACTGCCAGGGCCGGCGATGGCGATCGCCCTGATGACCGGCATCGTCAACGTCGGCACCTCGCCCATGCCAATGCTGCCGGCACACTGGCACCTCGGCATGGATTGGGGCGCCGCGTTCGACCAGGCCAGCTGGCTGAACATTGGCACCGACCTGTGGAGCCAGGCCGATTACAGCATCGGGTTCCCGCTGCGCCTGGCCGGGTTCACCAGCGATACCGACGGCAAGAAGCTGATCGAAAGCGACGTGCTGCGCCTGCTCGGCCTGTACGCGCCGACCACGGCAACAGGCCAGATCAGCCTGCGCCGGGTGGCGCGCATCACCGCCAGCCAGGGATACGTCGCCGAACTGAACACCGACAACGTGGTGAGCCACGGGCCGCTGCGCTACGACCTGACCGCCGTGCGCAACAAATACCAGGTTCGCTACAACTACGACGGCGAAGAATTCACCCGGTCGATGGCCGTGATCGACGCCGGCAGCATCGCCAGGAACGGCGAATCGGAAACCAGCGTGCTGGAATTCCGGTCACTGACCACCGAGCGGCACACCGAGCGCCTGATTAAATCGCGCCTCGAGGCGATGGGCGACCGATATGCCGAGCCGCCGCTGCGCCTGCAGGTAAAGGCCACACCGAACATGACCTGGCTGGAAATCGGCGACACCGTGCGCGTGCGCCTTGCCAGCATTCAAAACCACGTATCGGTCGGCAGCGGCACCCTCGATCAAACCTTCGAGATCCAAAGCACCAGCATCAACTGGACCACCGGCGAGGTTACCCTCGACCTTTTCGCATCGGGCCGCCTGATCGAGCGGGCCGGCAGCAACGAACTGACCACCGCGCCGCTGGCCGATGCCTGGTACACGACCACCGGCACCAACATCAGCAGCCTGGCCGGCTACGTGGCCGGAAGCCCGTCGCGCCTGACCGCCAATGTGACGCTGACCGGCGGCACCGACATCAATTCGGCAGGATCCATCTGGTACCACGCGGGCGACCTGCAGATCGACGCCGGCGTAACCGTCACCATCCAAAACCAGGCGCAGCTACGGGTTCGCGGGTTCCTGACCTGCGCCGGCACCATCGACGGATCCGCCCGCGGTTATGCCGGCGGCACCGATCCCGATACCGTGACCGGCACCAGTACCGGGTGGGCGAAAGCGACCGGCACGGCCGGCTACCTGGGGCCGACCCGACCGGGCGCCGGTATGCTGGAATTTTTTTCCGATGGCGCCGATGCCGAACATTACCGGCAGGTCGACGGCGCGGTGATCGAGGGCAAAGCGCGAGCCACCGCGGTGCCTTACCTGGCGCTGGCAACAGACAACGCCGGCGCCCTGACCTCCACGCTGCCGGCCGACCTGCGCGGCACATCTGGATCGCCAGGCGGGCAGGTAATCCAGAGGATGAACGATTTTACATCCGCCCTCGGCACCGGTGGAACGGTGCAGCTGAAAGGCGGCGCCGGCGGCGCATCGGGTGCCGGCCTGGCAATCATCTGCCGCGGCCTCGGTTTTTCCACCGCCGGCATCATCAACCTTTCCGGCGCCGATGGCCTCGCGGGGCAGCAGGGCGGCACGCCGGACGTATACGACACCAGCAAAAAGATCCATTGGGACTTCGCGCAACAGGCCGGCGCCGGCGCCGGCGGGTTTCCAGGGGCGCTGCACATCCTGCTCGACGGCGACGGCGTGCCCTACCCGGACATTACCGCCCTGACCGTCGACCTGAGCGTCGGCGATACGCCGATCGCGGGATATTCGGCGATCCTGGCCGACAACAACCGGTTCCGGCAGGCCGGCACCACCTACGAGTGGCCGAGCCTGCGGTGGCCAACCGACATGCCGACCGACGGCGACACCGTATCGCCGCGGCCCTCGTTTACCGGCATGAACCCAAGCGCGCCCATCGCCGGCAACCTCTGGTCGGCCGCCTCGATGATCCAGTACGTTCCGGCCACCGGCGCCGGGACACCGGACGTCGTGCCAGCGCCCACCGACCTCGACCTGACGGTGAACACCGGCAGCATCACCGCCAGCTGGCTGAGAAATACCGCCTGGGAGTTCGTCGAGGTATTCGCATCGACCACCAACGACCGCGCCTTTGCAGAGGAAATCGGCGAGGCCGCCGCGTCGGCATTTACGCACCAGCTGCCGAACGGCGGCACCAGGTACTACTGGATCCGGGCGGTTCGAGGCACCGGCACGGCGCGCCAGGTCAGCGAGTTCTACCCGACCAGCGCGACCGCCGGCGTTAGTGCGACGACGATGGCCGGCGGCGTTTACACCACGCTGACCGCATCCAACGGTGTGACGTGGAACGGCGACACCAGTGGCAGCCCGGTTTCATGGACCCCGGCGGGCACCACCACGGACCTGACGTTCACGGCCCTGCAATTCGGCAGCACGCTGGCGCAGGAGGTGGTGCGCGTCACGCTGGACCCGGCCACCGGCAGCCTCACCTGGGCATACGTCACCAACGACGCCGGCGTGACGACAACCGCCTCGAGCACGCCGGCGACAACGGTCACCTTTACCTTTGTGCACACCGCCAGCGGCCTGACCAACATCGTGACGGTGGCCGCGATCCGCGGCGGCGGTGGCGCAACGGGTGCCGACGGCGCCGACGGCCTGAACAACGCCAGGGTAATGATCTACAAGCGCAGCGCCAGCGCACCGACGCTGCCAAGCGCCAGCACCACCTACACGTTCGCCACCGGCGGCCTGACCGGCCTCAACAACGGGTGGACGATTGACGTGCCGAGCGGCACCGATCCGCTGTACGTCAGCGCCGCCACGGCATCGAGCACCATCCCGACCGACGCCATCGCGCCGGGCGAATGGGCGACGGCAGTGATCATGGCCCAGGATGGCGCCGACGGCAGCAACGGCGCCGATGGCATCAACAGCGCGACCGTGTTTATTTACCAGCGCACGGCGAGCGCCACGGCACCGGCGCTGCCAGGCGTGACGCTGACCTACACCTTCAGCACCGGATTACTGAGCGGCACCCTGGGCAGCTGGACGCAAACCGTGCCGGCGGCCGGCGGCGCATACCTGCATGTGAGCACCGCCACCGCCCTGAACACCACCCCGACCGACAGCATCGCGCCAGGCGAGTGGGCGGTGGTGAGACTGCTGGCCCAGGATGGCGACGACGGCGCCACCGGGCCGCCGGGAAGCCGCGCCCTGACCGTGCGCGCCAGGCGCAGCGACCTGACCGGCACCGCCGTGAATAATTCGATGTATGTCCACGGATTCGACAGCAACGGCAACCCGGCCGCGGTCGATGGCGAAATAGCCGCGAACGGCATCACCGTCAGCGTGCCAGCCACCGTGGTGGTCATTTCGCAGGATACCCAGGAAGGCTGGCTGATCTTTGAAACCAATGCCGCCAGTTCGCCATTTGGCGGTAAGCGGATCGGCGCGTGCCGAAAGACCCGCAGCAGTTCCTGGGTTTATGACAACGGCAGCGCCTGGGCGACATTCACCGCGACCGCCTCGATGGTCGCCATCGGCAACTATGCGGCGACCAGCGCGGTGGTATCCGCGGCGACGACTCTCGGCAACGCCATCACCCTGCAAGGCGTGCCATACGAAAATGCGCACCTGGTCGAGGCCGGCGACCTGCAGGCCGGCGCCATCGACGACGTCGGCGCCTTCGCCACCACGCTGCGCCCGGTGGTGGTCGTTTCGTCACTGCCGACGCTACCCGATGCGAGCTACCCGAACGGCGCGACCATTTACCTGACCGGCACCAAAAAGATATACCGGGCCGATTACGCCCGATCGCCAGTCGCGTGGATCGTATCGGTCGACGGCGCCGACATCACCGCCGGCACCATTCAAGCCGCCGCCCTCGCCGCCGACATCGTGCTGGCGACACTGATCCGCACCGCCGGAACCGGCAACCGCGTCGAGCTGCAAGGGAATAGTCACGCATTCCCATTCTGGATTGGCAGCGGCACCAAGGGCAACGTCAGCGGCACGCCGGGTAGCGGGGCAAAGGTTTACTACGATGCCGCCACGAATACATTCGTGGTCAGAGGCACCGTCGAAGGATCGGTGATTAAAACCTGCGTGATCGAGCCGGCGGTCGGCGGCAGCGTGCTGATGATTCAAACCAGCGAATCGCCGCGACTGATGGCGCCGATTTTTTGTGCCGAGCTGGATGAATACCAATACGACAGCCCAGGGACCACCGCGAAATCGACGACATACGAGGCGGTCCCGTCAGCCAGCCCGATCGTCACGCTATACCATCCGACCAGAAGCACGTCGGGCGCCGATGCAAAGCGCCTGCAGGAACCAGCACAGCATTTCCTTTTCGATTTCGAGATGGAAATCGAAAACCTGAGCGCGACGAACACCGCAACGATGGACTACCGCGCCATGTACGCAATCGACGCCGATGCGAGTTATACCGTCATCGGCGGGACAACGAACACCGCAACGATACGCGCCGGCCGGTCGCGGATTATCCAGATCAGACTGCTGTGCAAGGTCGATCGAGTCGGGTGGACAAGTTCGGTAAAACTGAATGTGGAATTCCGCAAAAATTCCGCATCGGCTGCCGACCTGCAGCTGATCCGATGGAAGTCGACCGTTTACATCCCGAATGCCAACTACTTTACAGCGGGCGCGTCGAACCTTTCCTGACAAGGAACCACCATGCTAGATCCCGAACAACTGCGGCGTTTTGTCGTTCGCCCGACCCTCGAGGAATTGGGACTGTGGACGCAGGCGGCCGAAAACTTGGTCATGGGCACCGCCGCCCAGGAAAGCCACCTGACCTACATCGACCAGAAGGAACCAGCCGGGCGCCGGCCGCGCATCGGCCCTGGCCTCGGCCTTTGGCAGATGGAAGCGGCCACCCACAACGACATCTGGCAAAACTGGCTGGCCCACAAGCCCGGCCTCGGCGTCAGGATTCTGCAGGTCGCCAATGTCTGGACGAAAGCCGCATCGCCATTTTCCGTCGATCCCGGCGTGCTGGTTTACAATTTGCGCTATGGCGCCGCGATGTGCCGGATCCACTACCGACGCCGCCCGGAACCGCTGCCGGCCGCGAACGACCTCGCCGGCCTGGCTGATTACTGGAAGCGCCACTACAACACCCGCGCCGGCGCGGGCCGAGCCGAGCAATTCGTCGCCAATTACCGGCGGCACATAGGAGAGGCATGACATGGCAACGAAAGCACGCGCCGGAGTCGGCGCTACGTTTGAGGTGGATACCGGCAGCGGATACAGCTATGTGGCCGACCTGGTCACCATCGGCGGGCCAGAAGCATCTGCCGAACAGGTGGAAGCGACCAGCCTCGATAGCACCGGCGGGTACAAGGAATACATCCCAGGCGCCCTGGACGGCGGGACCATCAGCCTGACGCTGCGGTTTAACAACGGCCAGGCGCAGCGCCAAATGCGGGCGCTGGTCGGTAGCATCACCCTGGCGCATTTCCGTATCACCCTGCCGACCAGCCCGATGGCAACCTACATGCTCGACGGCAACGTAACAGCATGGACGCAAAGCGCCGAAGCGAATGCGCCGATGGAAGCCGAGATAACCATCAAGGCCAGCGGGCGCATCAACTGGACTGTCGTGGCGTCATTCGCGCCGCCGACGACATTATCGCAAACCATCACCAGCCAAAGCGCAAATGGGCACGATTCACCGACAAGCGGATACGTCGTGCCGATTTCGACAATAAACTCACAGGCCGGTTATTCTCAAACCACACTCGACTCCGGGGCGATTCAGCATTTCTCTTTTGTCGACAGCGGGATCAACATCAGAAAAAACGCGGTTATAACTTCCGCCGTATTGCGATTCAAATCGGTTTCCCCAGGCGCGAATGCCATCGCCGCCGGCGGGCGGTTTTATGCAAAAAAGGTCGGGCAAGCCACAACGGTGGTGAACACCAACGCGGGAAATGAGTGGTACGCAACAGCGGGAGTGTTGACGACCGCCTATGTTGAGTGGACACCGGCGGCGGGAACCATAAATATTGACGTGGCGCCGCTGATTAACGAACTGCTGCTGTCGTCCGAGTGGGATGAAACGAACGGAAAAATACAGTTTATCTATCGGCTGAATGGCGCACAAAATGTGCACGTCGATTCGACATGGTCCGTAAATTTTGACCGCTACGATGGCGGCGCCTATTTATTCAATCTGACGATAATTTATAACGACACCGCCAACCCGGAAACCGGCGCGATCCGCGATGGATTCGTGATCAACTATCTGCCGGTAAACGCCAACGATTGCACCGTGGTCAATACGCTGCGATTCGTCGTGCAAAACAATGCCAACGGCAGAGAGAGCACGACAATTGTGGCGCCAGTGCCGGCGTCGTTCACATCAACAACCCGCGACACGTCACGACAAACCATAAAGATCAACGGAGGCCTGGCCGAGCTACATGCAACCTGGGCAAATCCAACGCCGCAGGCGCGCATGTTTGGGCGCAAGTTTACCGATCACCCGGATTTCACCTCGGCCGATCCATCAGCGTCGTTACTGCGAGACTTGGAACAATCGTATGCGCCAAATGACCGCTATCACGATGGATGGTTATTTGAGCCAACCCGAAACGATTACCTGTGGGTGTTCGCTACGGAATGGACGAGCGGGGATGTGCTTAACTCATGGTGGGACTTGTGGAATTACCCAACCTATTTCAGTGACTCGTCCACCTGGCAATCGGCCATGTTTCTGACTACCGCGCCCGCTACGGGCACCATCGAGTTGGACATGCAAACAGGTCAACGCACGGTGGCGAGCATCTCAGGTCTGACAGCAGGCGCAGGGCGCACACTGCGCGGCGCGGTCATGTGGGACCACGTCGCCGCGGCGTGGCGGTATAAATTTGTAGTGGAAGATTCCAACGGTGCCACGCTGGTCGAGAGGGCTGGCACCCTGAGCGCACCCCGCGTTTATCCGCGTACCGAAATCGATCAGCGATGGCTGGTCGGGTTTCGTTTGGATGGCGGTGCGCGCCTATTCGGGCACATCTTTATCGAGTGGCGCGGCACCGCTGCCGCGATATGGGAAAGTACAGCGGATCAGATGGGCACGGCGTGGATCAAGGGCATTAAATCGATCGACCCACGGTTAATGGCATGATCAAGGCGACGGTGGCGATGGTATTGATCTGCGGATTTTCGCAGGCGGCCATCGCCGCCAAGCTGCGCCTTGCCGGCGGCGCCGGCCTCGCCGACCTCGAGCACCTGCACGAAGCCGGGCCGGTGATCGAGGCCGCCATCGAGCACCCGGTCGGCCACGGCGCCTGGCGCACCACGCTGGCCTGGATCGGCGCGCAGGAGGTTAGAACCAGCGGCACCCGCAGCCAGCGCGGCACCATCGGCGACTATTGGATGGCCGGCGCGCAGGGCATTTACCGGCAACCGGTCGGCCGGGCCACCCTCGAGGCCGGCGCCGGGATCGCCTGGCGCACCGAAGCCCGCAACGTCGACTACCTGCTGCCGAACCGGGCCAATTTCGACCTGACCCTCGGCCTGCGCATCGGCCGCACCACCCTCGAGCTGCGCCACCTGAGCAACGCCTGGACCAGGGACAGCAACCGCGGCCAGAACTGGCTGCAGGTCGGCCTGGCATTCTGAAACACCACGCCGGGCAGCCGGCGCGGTAGACTTTGACGCCCGCCCGGAGGTTATGCCATGCAGACCCGAATCGCCGCCCTGCTGCTCGCCCTGATCGCCGCCACCGCCGGCGCGCAGACCGCCGGCACCGTGACATTTACCGCCCAGGCCACCACCGGCAACGGATCGGTAACGCCCGTGTTGACCTGGTCGACGGCGCCCGCCGCAACATCCTGCACCGCCGGCGGCAACTGGACCGGCACCAAGGCCGCGGCCGGCACCGAAACGCTGCCAGCGATCGCCACCAGCGCCACCTACACGATCACCTGCAACTGGCCCGACACCTCGGCGCTGGTTTCGTGGACCCCGCCGACGCAGAACACCGACGGCACGGCCTACGCGACGCCCAAGCTGACCCGGATCCTTTACGGCAGGACCGCGACCACCCTCACGCTGACGCAGGATGTGCTCGAACCGGCGACCTCTTACCAATTTACCGGCCTGGCCGCCGGCGCGTGGTATTTCGGCGTCAAGGCGGTAAACCAGGCCGATCGGGAATCCGCCCTGAGCAGCATCGCCACGAAAACACTCGGCACCGGCACCAGCACGAAATCGGTCGGCATCACCGTCAACGCCCTGCCGCTGCCGCCCACCGGCCTGACCGTGCAATGATCAACACCAACCACAACCCGGAGGAAAGCCCATGCTGACCGGATACCGCACCCTGATCGTTGCCGCCATTTGGCTGATCTACCAGATCGCCGCCGTGGTGGTTCCTGATTTCCAGGCGCCAGGCCAGCCGACCGTCGAGGCATTGGTCGACGCGCTGATCGCCATCGGCGGCCCGTTGATTGTCGCCTTCCTGCGCCTGCGCACGACCGGCCCGGTTGGGCCAGCCGTCCAGCAGGCGCCCGTGCTCGGCGCCCTGGCGAAAAGCGAGCCCAAGCCACCGGAGGATACGCAATGAACCGCGCCAGCAAGCTGACCGGCGTGCTGGCCGCCGTGGCGATACTGATCGCCGGCTGCCAGACCTTTACGCCACCGGAACCGGCCACGCCCACCGAAGCGGTGGCGATCGTGTACGCCAGCATCGAGGCCACCGCGAAAGCAACAACCGCGCGCCTCGAGGCCGGCGGCATCACCGCTGACCAGGCGGCCGACGTCGAGAAAATTCTGGTGCAGGCCGACGCCATCGCCGACACCGCCGCCGCGGCCCTCGCCGCCGGCAGGCCGGATGACGCGACGACCTACCTGAGCATTGCCACCGGTATCCTGAACGACCTCGAAAGGAGCGCCCGCCGATGAGCGCCATCGCCCTGATCGCCGCCGTGAATAGCCTGCTGACCTTGGCCGCCGAGGCCGGGATCAGCTGGTCGAGATTGCGCAGCGCCATCGACAAGGCGAAAGCCGAGGGCCGCCAGTTCGACCTGGCCGACCTCGAGGCCGCCGCAACAGAAGCCGACCAGGCACTAGCGCGCCTGCGCGACGCCATCGCCGCCGCAAAGAAAACCAATCCGTGAGCGTCAGGGGAAAAGGATCGTGGCAAGACAGCGGGCGAGCTACCGGCAAGCGCCGAACAATCATGACGACCGCATATCCGACCTCGATCGGCGCGTCGCCACGATTGAGGCCACCCTTGAAGGCGTGGCCGCCGGCGTCGAGGATCTCAGGAACCGCGAAGCGGAACCGACCAACTGGCTGGCCTTTCTGGTGGCGGCGAGCATCATTGGCGCTGGCGGCGCTGTTTACATGGATACCCGCCTCAACCCGACCGAAGCGACGGTACAGCACCTCGCGGTCAGGTCGACCGATAGTGCGGAGCACGTCGCGGGCATCGAAACCAACGCGGCATTAACCGCCAAACTGGCAGTGCGCACCGCCAGCACGCAAGCCGAAGTGCGTGAGCGCATCGCCGCCCTCGAGGCCATCGTGAAAGCCCACGAGGGCGCCCGCCTGCCATAGTCGAGCGCCCATCCGCAATAACCAGGGACGAAAAAAAACCGGCGCCCGCCTTCGCAAAAAGCCGGACGCCGGTTTAGACTGCTTTTGTCGCATCGAGGTGCCGGGATAAAGGCGCTGCGGTGGGAGCACACCGGTCAGCGCAGCACGGCGGCGCAAACAAAAACTAACCACCACCAAGCGGTCGAGCCTAGTTTATCCGACCGCGCCGCCAGAAACCACCGGGATGCACCACACCGCACCAGCCCGCACCACCAGCCCATCGATGCGACCGTCAAGGCGCACGACAGCAGGAGCGGGATAGTCCTCCCGGCATCGCCAGAAAAGGGACCAGGCCCGGCCGGGTTTAACCCCGCCCGCAGTAGGTGAGCACAGAACCCCACGACCGCGCCCGACGATGGGCGGGGAGGCGCCCTGGCCGGCGGTAAAAGGCACGCTCACCGAAAGCCGGATCATCAACCGACAGCACCGGCAACAGACCGGAAACCGCCCACCCCGCCCGAACCTCGGGAGGGAGGCGGTCGGGGTTCCTTTGGCCCGGCGACGACCGCCCGGCGTAACCGGAACCTCAGCCGGGCCGCCCGGCATAACCAGAACCTCAGCCGAGCCGCCCGGCATCCGTGGAACCTCAGCCAGGCCGCCCGGCATCCGTGGAACCTCAGCCAGGCCGCCCGGCATCCGTGGAACCTCAGCCAGGCCGGCCGGCGTAACCAGAACCTCAGCCGAGCCGGCCAGCGTTACCAGAACCTCAGCCAGGCCGGCCGGCATCCGTGGAACCTCAGCCAGGCCGGCCAGCGTTACCAGAACCTCAGCCAGGCCGGCCAGCGTTACCAGAACCTCAGCCAGGCCGGCCAGCGTTACCAGAACCTCAGCCAGGCCGGCCGGCGTAACCAGAACCTCAGCCGAGCCGCCCGGCGTAACCGGAACCTCAGCCGAGCCAGGCATCGTCGGCCCGCATCGAGGATCGTCGCGCCAGCCGCCCGGCCGGCCAGGTAACCGCCAGGCGGGCGAAACATTACCATTTCACTGAACGGCAAAAAAAGGCTTGCAGGTAGGCAAAAGTAGGCGCAATGTCGAAACCGTAGAGCAAGCCACCACCACCAACCGGAGAGACAAAATGAACACCAGCACAGAAGCCGCGAAAGCCGCCACCCGCCAGATCAACGTCCTGGCTGCTCTCGGCCGGACCTTGATCGAATTGGCAGAAATCGAGGCCGCCAGCCTGAACCCGAACGAAAAAAACTGGGGCATCGCCGGCAGCCTGAACGCCCTCAACAGCAACCTTGCCAATCTGATCGCCGCCCACGACGAACGCCACGCAGCGATGTTTGAACGCGACGAAAGCGGCGCGGTCGCCGCGATCCTTGCCGCCGCCGCCAAAGCCGCCTGAACCGCATCACCACCGGAGCACCACCATGAGCAACATGCCTCATTGCCGATTTGAAAACACGCTGCACGATTTCAACGAATGCGTCGAGGTAATCGGCGACATCGTCGAAGCCACGATGGGTGGGCCGACCAACGGCAGCGACACCGAACTGAGCGCCTCCGAATTTACGAAGGCGGTCGAGCTGGTGCTCGCCGCGCAGGAATTGGTGCGCCGGTTCAGGGAAGTCGCCTGCATCGAGGGCGACGACGAACTGACCGACGACGACATCCGCGACCTGCTGGCAGGCGACGAAGCATGAGCGGCCGCCTGCCAGCCCGCATGACGGGAAGCTGCCGCAACGGCGCGGAGAAGGATGGCGGCCGGGTGGTTCACCTGATCGGCCGCAAGTCATGGGAAACCGCCACGAGCAGCATCAGCATGGTGAGCGCCGCCTGCGGCAGCAAACCGAAACGGAATAGCGCCGGATGGGAAGCGATGACAGCGGCCACGCCGGTGACCTGCGAAAAATGCCTGCAGGTCGCGGCATTGGCCGACGCAGAAACACCGTCGGTAACCGTCGAGGCCGGCATCCTGCCGCCGCCGCGGCCGGAGAAAACACGGTGGCCGTTTTCCAGCATGGCGGTCGGCGAGAGCTTTCTGGTGCCTGACGGCATGCGAAAAAAGGTGGCCTCCTGCGCGCAGTACAAAAAGCGCGAGCATGGCCTGACATTCAGCGTGCGCACCATGCCGGACGGCGCGGTGCGGTGTTTCAGGATCAAGTAACCAAGGGAGAGAGAGCATGAGAAAAGGAGCGAAAAAAACGACACTGACCGCGCAGGAGCGCCAACTGCGCATCGCCATCCCGCCAGCGGTGTGGGCCGATTTGATCGACTACCAGGAACGCAACGCCCACGACAGCCTGGTCAACGCCGTGAAGGAACTGATCCGCCAGGCGCTGGTGCGTGAACGGCAGGAGGCAAAAAATGCGTGATCCCGCCAGAAGCTACGCCCGGCGCCCGCGCACCCGCATGGACAACATCGAGGCCGGCCTCGAGGCCCACCGCAACGGCCAGCCGGACCAAGCCACGCGCCCGCCGATCAAGTGGGCCGAGATCGCCGACGACGCCGGTGCCTTCATCGGCTGGCTGGTCGCCGGCTGCGCGATCGCATTCGCCCTGGCCTGGCTGGCCGACCGGGCGCTGGCCCGCAACGATTACCCGATGCCCGCCGACTACATCATCGAGCACCAACCGCCGACCACCACCAGGAGCACAACAACATGACCAGCAAAACCGTCACCATCCACGAGGGCGAACTGAAGCCAATCAACGTCGCCACCCTGCAGGCCCGCGTCCAGCTGGTGCACCAGGCGCTGCAGACCGTCATGCAGGATGGCACGCACTACGGGACCATTCCCGGCACCAACAAGCCGAGCCTTTACAAAGCCGGTTCCGAGATCCTGCTGACCATGTTTCAGATTTCGGTCGAACCCGAAGTCGAGGATCTGAGCACGGGCGATAAATGCCACTACCGCGTGCGCGCCGTCGGCCGGCACCAGGGCACCGGCACCACCGTCGGCATCGGCATCGGCGAGGCGAGCAGCGAAGAAGAAAAATACTGCTGGCGTGAGGCGGTATGCCCTGAAGAATTCGACGCCGCGCCGGCCGACAAGCGCCGCATCAAGTGGAAAAAAGGTTACCAGGGCGGCGCCGCGACCAGCACGCCGCAAGTTCGCACCAACCCGGCCGACGTCGCCAACACGGTGCTGAAAATGGCAAAGAAGCGGGCGCAGATCGACCTGAGCCTGACCGCCACCGGCGCCTCGGATATTTTTACGCAGGATATGGCCGATGACGAAGGCGGCGAACCCGGCGAGCGCCGGCCAGCGGCGCAGACACCACGAGCGAAGGCGACCAGCGAAGGCAAGCCCGGAGCGGCATCGCCAAAACAGATCGGCCTGATCCGCGCACGAGCAGCGAACAGCGGGATCACAGAAGCCGAGATTTGCAAACACCTCGTGAAAGACAGCCTCGACGACCTCGAGTGGCGCGAGGTTAACCCGCTGCTGGCCTGGATCGACGGCCAGGCAAAAGGCAACAAGTAGAGCGACCCGAAGCCGCGGCGGTTCCGCGGCACACCACCACCCGGAGCACCACCACCATGCCAAAACCGTTAACCGAAGCGCAGAAGGCGCGGAAAAATGAGCTGCGGCGCCAGCGGCACGCCGCCAACCCGGAGGCGCACCGCGAGGCCGCCCGCCGGCGGTACGCCGCCAGCCTGGTCGTGCGCAAGGCAAAGCAAATCGAGCAGAGGGCGAAAATGTTAGTGGGATGCGGGAAACAAACCGCCCACGAAATAATGGATTGGCACCAGGCACGACAGGCCCGCGACCAGGGTAAGCCGTTTGAACAGTTCAAACCGTGGTGGGTGCCATGATGCTGATCGAATTCGACCGGGCCGCCCACCGCTACAAGGTCGACGGCAAGCCGGTGATCAACGTCACCGGCGTGCTCGAGCCGCTGGTCGACCTGTCACGCATTCCGCGGGCGGTGCTCGAGAATGCCCGCGCCCGTGGCGTATTCGTTCACGAATGCTGCGACCTCGACGACCGCGATGCCCTCGACGACGATAGCGTGCCGACCGACCTGATGCCCTACGTGACCGCATGGCGAGAATGGAAACGGCGCACCGGCGCCACCATCATCGCCAGCGAGCTGCGCGTCGCCAGCAAAACGCACGGCTACGCCGGTACCCTGGATTTCGTGGCTGACATCAAGGGCAAGCTGGTGCTCGGCGACCGCAAGGTAACCGCCGCCATCCCGGCCGCCGTCGGCCCGCAGACCGCCGCCTATGCGCAGGCATACCTGGAAACATTCGGGCACCGCATCCGCGACCGGATCGTGGTGCGCATCGACCAGATCGCCGACAAAACACCAAGCCGCCGCCTGACCGACCCCGCCGATTGGCCGACGTTTATGGCCTGTCTCAATATCCACCGATGGAAGGAAAACAACCGATGACCACCAAGGGAATGAAAAAAGCCGCCGCCGCCACCTACGTGACCACCAACGACGTGCCGCCGGAAACATCCGCCGCCATCCGCGACGCCGCCACGCTGGCCGGCACCAGCCAGCAACTGGTGGTGGTCGACCAGCCGAGCTACGAAGCCGCCACCGAGTACCTGCAGAACCTGAAAGGCGCAACAAAGCGCCTGATCGAAAAGCGCAAGGCGATCACCGACCCGCTGGATGCCAGCCGCAAGGCCGCAATGGAACTGTTCGCGCCCACCCTGCAGCGGATCGAGGCCGCCGAACGCCAAGCCAAACAGGCCATCGGCGGGTATATCGAAGCGCAAGAGGCCGAGCGCCGCCGGCAGCAGCGGGTCGCCGACGAAGCCGCCCGGAAAGAGCGTGAGCGCATCGAGGCCCAGGCCCGAGAAACTGAGCGCAAGGCCCGCGAAAAGGCCGACGCTGACCGCCAGGCCGCCGAAGCTGCCGCCGCCGCCGGCCGAGCTGACGAAGCCGCCGCCCTCGAGGCCAGGGCCGCGACCACCGAAGCCAAGGCCGAAGCGAAAACCGAACAGCTGCAGGAACGGGCCGCCACCGTCGCCTCGACCGTGGTCGCCGCCACCGTCACCACCAAGGGCACCGGCGTCAGCATGCGCACCGTTTGGAAATTCGAAATCACCAACCCGGCCGCGGTGCCGCGGGAATACTGCATGCCCGACGAAAGCAAAATCCGCAAAATCGTCAGCGCCCTGCAGGCCGACGCCAGCATCGCCGGCGTGCGGATTTACCGCGAAGCCGTTGTCGCCAGCAGAGGGAACTGACCATGATCATTGATGAGGAAAGCGCCAGCAACCGCCGCTGCTGCGGCCCGCCGGGATGCGGGTGGATCGCCAACGAAGGCGAGCGGTACTGCCTGGGCCAGCAATGCATGGGATGGCAAAACCTCGGCCGGTTTTACCTGACGCCGAACGGCGACCGGATGGACCGCCCTGACCTCGACGGAAAATGGCAGGAGGTCACGCTCGGGTGCTGCGGCCTGGCACCCGAGCGCGGCACCGACCCAGACCCCGACCAGGAGGCGTAAGCCATGAGCACGAAACCAGAAGCGCACATCGACGCGGCGGTCGACTACCGCGACCGCTGGCACGGCGTGGTGCAGGTCCAGGCCGAACAATTGGCAGACAAGCTGCGGGACCAGCTGCAGGAAACCCTGAACCAGCACCGCGCCGCCACCGGGTGGGATCCGGCCGCGATCCGCATCACGATGATCGAGGCCACCACCCTCGGATCCCGGCGCCCGGAGTACATCATTGGCCGGGTGGAAATCGACCCGCCAAAACCATGAGCACCAGCCACCACCAGGAGCACCGCATGGACATCGAACAACCCGACCTATTCACCGGCAGGCACACCATCCGCGAGCGCGAGCGCGAGCGCCACGATTACCCGGATGGATTCTGGCAATGGCTGGAAATAAACGAGCACATCTATCGCGCCTTTGTGCAGCTGGCCCTGCAGGCCCGCGCCCGCGGATTCCCGCGATGGGGCGCGCATGCCGTGCTTGAGCACATCCGCTGGCAAACCGCCCTGCGTGATGGATTCCAGCACGCAGTCAAGGTCAACAACAACGCCCGCGCCGGCCTGAGCCGCCTGGCAATGGCCGAGCACGACGAACTGGCCGGTTTTTTCTCGACCCGCGAACCGCCAGCCCGCCGGGAAGCATTCCGCATCGATGGCCGCCCATACCTAGAAAACCATGCCGGCGGTGACGGCGCATGAGCACCGGCACCCGGTACATCCGCATCACGCTGACCATCCCGCAGGCCCGCGGCCTGCTGGCCCTGGTCGGGCAGGGCGCCGCCGACGCCAGGGAATACCGCGCCTGGGCACGCGCCACCCTGGGCGCGCCGGCGAGCGAGGGCGCCGCCTACCGGGCCGCGGGCAAGCTGCAGGCCGCGGTCGAGGCCCGCAGATCCACCCGAAAAACCGCCAGGCGGGCAAACATTACCATTTCAAATAAAGGCAAGAAACCGCTTGACGGTAGGCAATGGTAGGCGCAATGTCGAAACCGTAGAGCAAGCCACCACCAACCGGAGCACCACCATGATCGCCATCGACAACCTCGCCACCACCATCAGCACCAAGGCAATGCGCGCCTTTGTTTTCTGCAACGAAGAATGGCTGCGGGCCGCAACGGCGGCCGAGCGGGCGCCAGCGATTGCCGCCATGCGCGCCGAAGCGGTCGAGGCGATTCTGGATGCCCTCAACGAAGCCAGCCAGAATCCCGAGCGGGCCGCCGACATCGCCGACGCGGCGGTGACCCGGATCCTGAACGCCGGCTGCGAGGCGATCGAAGCATGAGCGCCAGCAAAAACAGAACCGCCACCATTACCCGGATCGCCCAAAAGCATCTCGGTTTCGAGACACTGCGCATCCGGTGGAGCGACCGCAAGGATTTCCGCGAGGTTTACGTCGACAAGTTGCGCGATGCCCTCGAAGCAGCCTACGAGGCCGGCCGGAACGCAGAAGAAAAAACATGGGTGGTGTGCGAATGAAAATCCTCACCGTTCCACGTGGAACACCGGCATGGCACGCTGCCCGGCGCGGCGCCCTGACCGCCGGCAGATACAGCGACATCACCGGCAGTGATGAGGCCCGCGCCAGGTACGTCGGCCACCTGGCCCTCGACCTGCTCGGCGACGAAAACCATCAGGACCACGAGCCGGCCGCGCCTTGGCATGATGCGGCCGACGCCAACCGGACCCGATGCCTGGCCGCATTCGCACGCCGGCACCCGACCGCCACGCTGGTCACGCCGGATCTGGTCGCATCAGATCGGCATGCCTGGTTTATGACCAGCGCCGCGACCATCGCATCGAGCGCCAGACACCATCCCGGCACCTTCACGATTGCCACATCGGAAACACGCGACCACCACCGATGGGCCAGGATCAACGCCGGCCTCGAGGCGCCACCGGCCAGCACCGCGATCAGGATCCAGGCGCAGCTATGGATTACCGAGCTGCCGATGGCCCTTTTGCTGCTGGCGACCACCACGCCGGACGGGCAATGGCTGATGACCGAGCGCCCGATTTACCCGGACCCGGTCGAGCAACGGGCCATCGAGGAAACGGCGCTGATATTCCGGCTGGAAGTACTCACGCTGGCGAAACGGTGGCAGCGCGCCACCGCAAACAACCGCGAAACGGTGGCCGAGCGTCACCATAACCAACCGGAGGCCAGCCAATGAAAAGCCGCGACCACATCACGCATCTGGCGCCCATGGTTGACTACCGCGGCCAGCGCGAGCGCATCGCCGGCAGCGCCCTCAACCTGCAGCGGTGCCTGCGCGCCATCGAGGTCGCGCAGCACGGATTGACCAGCGTCACCGCCCGCCTCGACAGATTGAGCGCCGATATTCGAGCGATCACCGCCGGCATCGGGAACCCCGATGGCACCACCGGCGATCCGTGCGAATTTTGCGGGTATCGTTTCGACATTGCTGCCCGCGGGCGGGTCGGGTGTCCGAATTGCCACGGCGAGGGATTGGCCGACGACGGGCAGGAGAAAAAGCAATGAAGGTGCTTGTAGCATGCGAATACAGCGGGCGCGTGCGCGACGCATTCAAGGCGCGAGGCCATGAGGCCATGAGCTGCGACCTGCTGCAGACAGAAACGCCCGGCGCGCACTACCAAGGCGATATCCGCGACGTAATCGGTGGCGGGTGGGATCTGATGATTGCGCACCCGCCCTGCACCTACCTTGCGGTCAGTGGCTTGCATTGGAACAAAAGAGGCGTGCTGGTGGACGGCAGACCGCGATCGGAGTTAACCGAGGATGCCCTCGATTTTATTCGCCTGCTTATGGCCGCGCCGATAGACCGTATCGCAATAGAAAACCCGGTGTCGTGCATCAGCACCCGCATCCGTAAGCCGGATCAGGTCATACAACCGTGGTGGTTTGGCGAGGATGCCAGCAAGAAAACGTGCCTGTGGCTGAAGGCGCTGCCGCTGCTCACGCCGACAAATCGCCTGCCGGGCGATGACCGAACACGCCGCGCAAACCAGACGCCGAACGGGCAGAACAAACTGGGACCAAGCCCGGATAGATGGAAGGAGCGCAGCCGGACATACATCGGCATCGCCGATGCGATGGCATCGCAATGGGGCGCACCATGACCGCCCGCCACAAGCTGCCACCGCACAAAATCGACGAACTGCGCGCCAGGCGCCAGGCCGGCGAGCGCCTGAAAGTTTTGTCACGAGAGTACGGTCTCGCCGCCGATTACATCCCGAAGCTGGTCGGCCCGATCCACCAGAAACTGAGCCAAGCCATGCAGGCGGTCAACGCCGGCCGAGCAAACCAACAGGAGCAGAAGCCATGACCGACGACGACTACGAAACCACCGAAGCCCACGAGATGCGCATCACGCGATGCCGATCGTGCAACACCATGATCATCTGGTTCAGGACCGCCAGCGGCAAAAACATGCCGGTCGACGCCGACACCGTGCGGCCGGCCGATGACGAACTGGACCTGAGCCGGCACGTTTCCCATTTCAGTACCTGCCCGCACGCGAACCAGCATAGGAAACCGCGGTGATGGATATAATCGAAGCACCGGTGTCCGCGAAAGCCCTGCGCCTTCTTGCGCGGGAGATTGTCGCGCTGGCGCAGCAAATCGATTGCGGTCAGGCCGAATACCTGGATGGCAACTTTTCCTTCTCGATCGATCGCGGCAGCGAGGCGGTTCCGATGGGTGCCTTTATCAATGGCACGAGGCCAAGCGCCGGAATCGCGCATCTGAGGGCTGATATCAGATTCAGGGAAGGTTTGCAGAAAAGAAGGAACCCGCGGTGACCGACAGCGCCACGCCGGCAGAAAAGCCACAAGCCCGTTTGCCAACGCTGCCGCCTTGTGGTCAGATCACGCCAGCCATCGCCGCCGGTTTCTTTCGCCACCTGACCGACGCCGGTGTGATCCTGCTCGAGCACCGACCGAACCCGGCCGCATGGGCAGCCTACATGGCCGAATTCACGAAAGGCGATCTATGGCAACTGGCGCAGCAGGCAAAAAGGGACGGCAACCTGCCGACGCTGAGTGTTTGCCTGGCGCGCATGCAGGCGGCCAGGGCACCAGAACCCGCTACACCATCCGGCTGCCATTCCCGCCAAGCGTCAACGATTACTGGCACCGCAACCGCGACGGCGGCATCCGCGTCGCCGAACGAGGGCGAAACTTTAAGGCCCACGTCGCCATCGTCGTCGCGCAAGCCCGAGGCCGAGCCGGCCGATCGACCATGACTGGCCGGTTAACCATGACGGTGATCGCCACGCCACCAGACCACCGCCGCCGCGACCTCGACAACATCCTGAAGGCGCTGCAGGATTCCATGCAGGCCGCCGGCGTTTACAACGATGACCACCAGATCGACGACCTGCGCGTTACCCGGTCAGCACCACAAAAGCCGGGATGGGTAGACGTCGACATCACCGAAACCACCACCACACAACCGGAGAAACCACCATGCTGACCATCGACCCGACGCTGGCCTCGATCACCGCCATCCGCCTGAGCAAGGAAAAAACCGCCGACGCCAGGCGCAAGTACAAAATCACCCTGCTGATCGTGCTGCCGACCACCGTGATCGCCGACCTCAGCCCGGACCCCGAGCTTACCGGTACGTTTTGGAACGGCAACGGCGAACCGCAACTGAGCAACCTCTACCCGCTGCACATCAACGAACCGATCCGCAACGTGCGGGCCAAGTTCCACGACCGCCTAAAGCCAGGCGCCGGCCTCGAGCTGGATGGCGCCGACATCACCGCCATCACCGTCGAGCCACGAAACGAGGGCCGCGGCCTGGTTGAGATCACCATCGAGGGCATCCACGAGAATGGCGCCATCGACGCCGGCGACCGCCTGTGGCGCATGATCGGCGTACCAACCGAAGTCAGCATCGCCGCCCGCCAGTTCACGATAGATCCAGCATGAAAGCGCGGAAACAGAAAGGCCAGTGGGCGGTGCCCGACGGGTTCATCAGCCAGAGCGCGGCGGCCGAGCGCCTCGGCGTCGCGCCACAAAACGTCGCCGCCTGGGCCGACCGGGACAAGCTGCCCGAACCGACCCTATACGGCAAGGCTTGCAGGATTTATCCGGCAGCCATCATCGAGGCCATGCGCCAGCGGCGAGAGGCCGGCGAACCGACACCACCAGGATGGTGGCGAACCGTCGACATCACCACCACGAGCACCACGCCAGGCCGCCGGGAAACGTTCGCCGAACGATGGGCCAGGGTGCGAGGCCAGGCAACATGAGCAGATACCCGCCCGATCCAGAGGGCGACAAGATGGCCGCAGCGATCAAGGCCAAGTGGGCACACCGCATCCAGCGATGCCCTGACTGCAAGGCCAAGGTGATCCCGCTGCGCATCAGCGGCGGGATCCGCGACCTGATTATTTATGTGGACTACGGCAGCAGGCCCGAGCAGGCGCAGGCATGGCACACCACCTACAAGCCGGAGAAACACCGCGAGCACGAATGCCCTGCCGGTACGCCAACCGGGCCGAGGTAACACCATGCCAACCGCCAGCCTGCGCCCGTGCACCTATCCCGGCTGCCACAACCTGAGCCACGAGGCCCGCTGCCCGCAGCACCCTTACCCGGCCAAACTGGATCGGCGGCAAAGCGCAGCCAGGCGTGGATACGATGCCGCGTGGCTGAACCTTCGGACATGGAAGCTGCGCCATAGCCCGCTGTGTGAGATACGCCACCATTGCAACGGCACACCAGGTACAGAGGTAGACCACATCACGCCGATCAACATGGACCCGACCAGGCGCCTCGACCCGCACAACCTGCAGACCGCATGCGGCCCGTGCCACAAGTGGAAAACAGCAACGATTGACAGGCCAGCATTGGCGCAGGCCGGCATCAGGCCAGGCCAGCGCACCAGGTAGCACGCCCACCAGGCGCAATAGGAAACGATATGAGCAAGGCAAAAGAGAAGCCTCACAAGGCCAAGGGCATCAAGGGAAGCGCGAAGCCAGCCGGCGCGCAGGGGCGGGGCGGGTCCAATCTCTACAGCCCTTCACCGGGAC